CCATTTCTTGCTTTGCTAATTGTTTTGCCTTGTCTTCACAATAATCGTGAACCATGTCACAAATGATTGTGCCAATCTCCAATGCACCCATGTGGCCTCTTGTAATGGCTTCTGTTAATCGGGTTTTGTACGGTTCAAGGTTTGCGTCAAATAACGCATCCATAAACATTTCGTAATTTTGGGGATTCCAATCAGTTTGCAAATGCCGTTGTGTGCGCATTTCAAATTCGTGCATGAATTCGTCTGATTCGTGTTTGCGGCTGTCAAGCCATTGGTCATATACTCTACTCATAATTACTCCGTTGTTAAACATAGCACCCATTGTGCTGAATGTATTATACACAAATTTACAATATATGACACGTGACGCTTTAAATTTAACCATCCCGTTTCCACCAAGCGTCAATACGTATTGGGGTTTTAAAGGGTCAAGGCGTTTTCTTACGTCACGCGCAACGTTGTTTAAAACGGCTGTTAATGCAGAATTTACGCGTAATGGTCATGATGGGTTTGCAAACAAAAGGCTTCACATAACAATTGAGTTGTACCCGCCCGACAAACGCATACGTGACATTGACAACGTGGTGAAATCGACGCTTGACGCATTGTGTCAATGTGGCGTGTTTGACGATGATGGACAAATTGATGTGTTACACGTTGAAAGAAAAAACGTTATTAAATGGGGCGCGGCAAAAATAATTATTCAAACACTTGTGCCGTAATACATTTCCGTTTATAGTTGTGTGAAACACGGCTAGGCATGGATTGATCCCCATGTCGAAAAGCGTACTCCCCGTCTGCCGTTGTTTCTTTTTGGGAGATTTGCGGAGAGTGCAATGCACTACTATCAATTTAATGTTGGTGATTACATCAAAAACACCATTCATCTTTTGCCGTTGGAAGATTTAGCATATCGACGTTTGCTGGATTTTTATTACGATTCAGAAAAACCAATACCCAACGACATCCCATGGGTTTCCCGTCGGTTACGTTTGGATATGGATGTTGTTCAAAACGTATTAAATGAATTTTTTGAATTAACTGCCGATGGGTACAAAAATCATCGTGCAGACCTTGAAATTGGCAGTTATCACGAATACATGGCAAAGCAAAAAGCCAATGGTAGCAAGGGTGGCAGACCAAAGAAAACCCAAACGAAACCCACCGCTAACCCAAACCAAACCCAAAATAACCTTAAACAAGAAACAACAAACATAAACCATAAAACAATTAATAAGTCACAGCGCGGCACACGCCTCGCTCAAGATTGGGTTTTGACAAAATCATTGGGTGAATGGGCACAAACGGAACGACCCGATTTAAACATCAGGCAAGTCGCCGAACAATTCAAAGATTATTGGATTGCACAAGCGGGACAAAAAGGCGTGAAACTTGATTGGTCGGCAACATGGCGCAATTGGGTGCGCAACAGCAAAGCGGCGAAACCAAATTTGTACGACGTTGCAAGGCTCACAGTGCCGATGAACAATGAGCCTGACCCTGCGCTTGAAAAGATTAAAGCAGATGAAAAAACAACCCGACCCCCAACTCAAGCCGAGCGTGAAATGCTGGCATCTTTAAAAAGGAAATCATGATGAGCAAAACATTAAAACTGGCGTATTGCGATTACATAGCCAGCCTAATACATCAAACATTAATAAACAGAGACACCGAATGTTTGATTGACCAAGTTGGCATGGTGCAATTTGACCTTGGCGAATTTGGAGAATTTTGTTCCACCACGAAAACGATTGATGTATTGGATATGTTTGGCAAACAATATCGCGTCACAATTCAAGAGTTGTAAATGCCAAGACCCAAACCACCCGAAAAACTTATTGGCAGACAAATTCGAATGTCAGATAGGCAATGGATTATTTTTAACCAACTTGGCGGGGCTGAATGGTTCCGCGATTTGTTGGACAAAAAAGCACCCATGCCAAAACAGTATTACATCGCAATCATTCAACAAAAGGAAACTAATCATGACAGAACAAGACATCAGCCCGTTTAAGGCATTGGATTTTATACGCGACAACGCATCAGAATACGCACAGGCGAAGGCAAACGTTGTGTACATGACTGAGTATCGCAAGACAATTAAAGCGTCGCTAATGGCATCATCAAGCGAACGAACCGAATCGGCAAAAGAAACTTATGCGTATTCACATGACGATTACAAAGCGCATTTGCGTGCGTTGGAACAAGCCGTTGCCAAATGTGAACGTTTGCGTTGGCTAATGATTGCGGCAGAAGCCAAAATTGAAGTGTGGCGTAGTTTGGAATCATCAGCACGTGCAGAAGGTAGAGCAACAACATGACCAATCATAATAAAAGATATTTAAATTTTTACCCTACGGTTACTGAATTGGAAATTTGTTGGTTCATAGGCAGAAAACGGCACGAAATTACCAGTAAGCAAGGCACAGAACGCAAACAAGACCCCACGCAAAATGGATTGCAAATGTCCGTTGATGGGGTAATTACTGAGTATGCAGTGGCTAAAGTTTTAAACCTAAATTTTGATTTGAATTGTGATTTTAGAAAATTTGGGGCAGACTTGACGCTATCTGATGGCAGAACCATAGATGTAAAAAGTACCTACACTGCGGGCGGGAATCTTAACGCTGTAAGTTGGTCTGTCGAAAAGCCATGCGACTTTTTTGTCTTAACTGAAATTCGCGCATCTCATGTGCGTATTGTCGGCGTAATTGCGCGAGACAAATTTCTGCGACCTGAGAATTTAACAAGTGTCGGTCGCGGTGAGTTTTATTCGGTTCCTCAATCTGCTTTAAAGTCATTTGATGAAAAATACTACAAAGAAACACTATGAACAAGTCGCATCACTTGGTTGCATATTATGCCGATACCTTGACCTTGGACAAACGCCGTGTGAAATCCATCACATCAGACGCTTTGGCGGTAAACGTGACAATGCCCCTGTCATTGGTCTATGCACAGAACATCATCGCGGTAACACGGGTGTCCATGGGCTTGGACACAAAGGCTTTGAAAAGCATTACGGCATTAGCGAACACGAATTGCTTGAATTAAGCAACAAACAATCTAGTTCCTTGTTTGTCAATGATTAACGCTTGTTTACGCGGTGCGCGGGCGGGTTCATTTGGAATACTAACGTGTGTCCATCGGTCAAATTCCCGAATCACTTGGTCATACGGCAAATCAGACGCAATGATGGCACGCACCACCGCGTCAGGGGTCATGCTAGGCACGCGCAAATCAGCCGCACAACCTATGCGATGTTGTGATGTGTCCTTACTGCCTACCGCGTCGTTAACCGCTTTACTGCGGAACGCACTGTTAACCATAATTGGCTTACCGCCAAGAACGGTTTTGAGGTCTTCAAGGAATTCAGCCAATTTTTGAATGTTTGCCAGTTCAGTTTCATTTGGAATGTTCTCCAGTTCGCGGTGGTCGGTGTGCGTTAATTCCGCAAGCGTAAAGTGTGGTGTCATTTTTTAACCCTGTCTGCAATTTTTTCCATCGTTCTGCCTCCAAAGTAAAACGACATAACCAACATACCCCATTGCCCAAGCAACTCAACGTATGCGCCACGGGTTTCTAAATCAAAAATTGAGGCGGTAGCAAAGCCGGAATAGGCAACCAACAAGAATATAAGCGTCATAGGGCGTATATTTTTGGACAGCCAACTGTCACTAGCCATATCCGCTTCAACGCGTCTGGTGACGTTTTCTTGCTCAACCTCAAACAGTTTGGTTTCGTTAGCCATGCGAGCCAACTCACCGTCTTGTACCATTTTTTGCAGTTCAAACTGCGCTTTGGCTTTAGCCTCGGGGTCAGGTATCAGTTTGTCTATCAGTTTCCCGCCCACTTGCAAGAGTGCATCTAATCCCATCATCTTTGTTCTCCTTTGGTTTCTCAGAATCGTCTTGGTTCAGTTTGATACCACTCAGGAACCCAATCATCCCGCCAATTAGGGTGCTGAACGCTGGTGAAATCATTTTGAAAATTTCCGCATTGTCCACCTCTTTTGCCCATAGCCCCAACATAAAGGCGACCACCATGCTTAACACGGAGAAACACAGGGTCAGCGTTACGCAAATTGTGACTGTGTAAACCAGTTTGTCTTTGGTGTTTTGCATAATATATTTTAGGCCATGTCATACAAAGATTTGAAAACGTCTGCGGTTTTCAAACATCTCAAGTTCAATCGTATTTTGTCGTGCGTTTTTATTATATAAATCAACAACAAAATCATTTGAAACACGTTCTTTTTTATTTGCCTCAACAGCAAGCGCGTATTCTTCTTGTACTTTTTTTACAGCCGCATTAAACGCAATTGTCTGCACGCCTTGTCGCTCAATAATGTACGGATACCATTTGTCTAACGTAATCATTTTTTTTCACGCTTCAGTGCCTCTTGATACCCGTGGATGATTAAACTTCTTGTTTCCGCTGAATCCGCTGTGCCCGCCCATTGCGCTAAATTGTTCCACAAAACCACATAGTCCGCAGACGCACAATGTGCCGCATTGTTTTTTAACCACGCAATCATCTGCTGATGCCGTTCAGACGGATTGTGTATCGTATAACCTATGCCATAAAACTCACGCACGTGACAGCCATTTTTGGCTACGGCTCCAACCAACAACAGCAACAGCAACAAAAGTAAAAGCCAGCGCATTTCATTGCCATATCCAAAATATTGTCAGCGTTCCCCAAATTACAAAAATTGTTATGACTGCCGCAAAGATAAATGCTTCAGTCCATTGATTCATCGCAAATGCACCAATGAGGAATACACCACGCCCGCCATGCCGATAAGCATAGCCCCGCAAGCCTTAATCAATATTCCTTCAAGCCGTTTAAGCCTTGCACAAAGCATTTCATAACGCAATGTGCAAATGGCTTCATGACTGTCTAATCTTGATTCAACATCATTGGACAACATCTTCCGGTGCTTTCATTTGGTCATCGGCTTGTTTTTTGATTTTTACAACCAAGTTCCAAGCACCCGTTTTGGTAGGCAAATCGCCTAACACTTGCAAAATTGCGTTTGTTTCTTCAGCAGTCAAAGTTAATGTAATGTCTTGCATTTTTGTTTCCTAAAAGATGCCGCCATTAGGGTTGGCGGTTTACCCATATTAATTATGCCAAAGCCCAAGGCAACGCAGTATTTGCAGGGCTAACAGGCGGTGTAATCATAGAATCTATTTGGCCTTGAACGCAAGCCTGTGCGCTTGTCATTTGGTTTTCAGGAATCCAACCAATAACAATGGCTTCTGTTAATTCGTTGTAGGGAATAAATGTCTCTGACTGCTGTGAATCAAATTGTGTATTGCCGCCAATAGATGCGGTATGTGTTCCATCTACGCCTGTAACTTCCCATAACGCATTGACCACATAGTTAGGGTCAGGCTGTTGTAGGGTGTACATTGCTGTGATGCGGGTTGTAAAAGTGGTCATGTTTGCTCCTTAAACGGGTTTGGGATATTTTGCTTTAACGGCTTGACAAGCCGCAACGTAGGCGTCAATTTGCGATTGGTCGCCCTTTACCACACCATCAATGTAGTCAGTGACAGGTGGATATTCTGCTTTGCGCTTTGTTGCATACGACAATTCAGATTCAATCTCTGAGCGAGTTTTTTCACGCCTTGCCGATGGCATACCATCATCAACAACTATTGACGCATCACCAATCATTGTGTCGTAGTCATCCTCAACAGCAATAGGGTTTGGATACTCTGCGACAAGGTCTGCGGCGGGAGACTTTGCTTTAATCCACAAAGTACCGTCTTGTTTAAAGTATAGATATTTCATTTTGAATTCCTTTTAGGTGTCCAGTCTTGCCCAAGCAGTCCATGAGGTGTTGAATGAACGGACGTAAGTTGTCGTAGTTGCAAGTTGGTTCGCAATCTGAGTTACGACATTATCTCCGTTGCCAAATACAATTAGGGCGTAGTAATCTGCTGTTGGGCCACCTGTTGAGCCGCTATCAACACGATACATTCCGCATTTTTTAACATTGTCAAAATTTGTGGAAGAACCTAATGCTTGATTGGCTGAGAAAAACGTGCCGTTAATACCTCCATTAACAGTACTCGGCACAACATAGAAAGCAGGATTCCCATCCCCATCAGACAGCACGATGTAGTTGCTTGCTGTGCGAATGTCTAGGCCGCCTTGGTTGCCGTTGTAGCCGCCAATGATGACGTTTTTAGACCCTGAGGTAACACTGTTACCAGAGTTATAACCTACAAATGTGTTTAACGTACCTGTAGAACTCCCAGACGTGCCAGTTCCAGAAACAGTGCCGATAAAAGTATTACTTGCACCAGTATTCCAGTAACCAGCATATTTTCCTATTGAAACATTACTGCCCGATGTTGTTGTGTAACCCGCTTGATATCCAATAAAAATGTTATCAGCGCCAGTTTGATTTGTATACCCCGCTTGATAACCTACCGCTGTATTGTTAGATGCTGTAGAGTTATTGCGAAGCGCAGAAACGCCAAGAGCCACGTTATATGCACCGCTTGTAAGGAATCCAAGTGAGGCATTACCCAAAGCCACGTTGTACGAGCCAGAAGTAATTTCACCCATTGTGTAAGAACCCGTATTCAGCGGGGTCATTGGATTACCAATAGCGGTGTTATATAAAGCAGACTTTGCATTGGATGTACCACGCATTGCCGCCGCACCAATTGCAATGTTGTAGTAGGAGTCTGTATTGCCGTAATACTGGGCAGATTGACCAATTGCAATGTTGTACGAACCACCACCACCACTTGTGTTTTCAAAAAGTGCAGAATCTCCAATTGCAATTGTTGAATAATCGCTGGTAATTCTGTAAGACGCTTTGTAACCAATTGCAACATTATTTGCGGCTGATGTCGCATAGTACATTGCTTCATCACCCATTGCTGTGTTATAGCCTCCTGTAAGTGTTCCATTACCAACAGCGGAATAACCCATAACAGTGTTTGCAGAGCCACCACCATTGGTAAACATAGCGTATGCACCAACCGAAGTATTTTGCGTGCCATTGCCGAGTTTTTGGGATTCATATCCAACAGCAGTATTAAAAGATGCTGAGGTGTTGGTGTAAAGGGAATTTAATCCAACAGCAGTGTTACTGCCACCAGAATTATTGGCTTGAAGTGCCGCCGCACCAATTGCTACATTGTTTGTGCCAGATGTAAGAGCACCCATTGCAAAGTTGCCCATTGCCGTGTTGTTGCTTCCTGTAGATGCGCCAGCGGCGGCGTTTGCCGTAATGCCACGACCAACGTATGTATTGCTGTCACCAGTTGATTGATTTACACCTGCCCTATTACCAATAAAAGTGTTGTAACCCGCTGTTGATCTATACCCTGCTTGATAACCAACTGCGGTTTGTTCTGGATTTATGGTATTTGAAGCCAGTGCTTGGTAGCCAACAGCGACGTTATCATTTGCTGATGAATTAACTTGCAATGCACCATTTCCAAGAGCAGTGTTAAAACTTCCCCAATTGTTATTTAAAACTGCTCTGCCAACACCAGTATTTCCTGATGATGCAGTACCAGCCGAACCATTTCCGTTTGCGGAATAACCAACATACGTATTTTCAATTCCTGTTTGGTTGTAATACCCAGAACTTCCACCTATAAATACGTTTTGAGTTCCTGAATTTGTACTGTATCCTGCGGCATAACCAACTGCAAGATTGTTAGATGCATTGTTAGTGTATAAAGCGTCCGACCCAATTGCAACGTTATTAGAACCCGAACTGTTTGTAAGCATAGCGCCAACACCCATTACGACGTTACCCGCGCCAGTAAGATTTCCTATAAGTGCCGACCTACCAACCGCAA